ATATCATTTTTTCTGCTTGCGATAACTGTTTTACACTTTTAGTTATCCCCAATTCTTGAGCTATTGGTGATAATGTCTGTTGTGTTACATCTAATCCATAATTTCTTAATGGTTTTGTTTGTCCTGCTAAAACTCCTGCTCTTAATGCTTCCATAGTGTCTGATTCTGTTGCATTAAACAATGATGCTAAATCTATACCTAATTTTGTTAAATTTTCAGAGATTATATATGATGCACTATCGTTTATTCCCATACTTTCTGCCATTTGATTATATAAAGCTTGGTATCTCATTGTTTCTTCTATATTAGTTCCAAAAGCTTGATTCAATTCATTTTGGAACTTTAATGCTTTTGTATAATATTTGCTTGATTCACTATTAAGATTTCCATATTGGTTTAATGTTTTTCCCATAGAAACTTCAAATAAGTTTAATGTTTCTATGTAATTAATACTGTTTTCTAATGAATCTGTTAAGAAACCAAATACCTTTTTAAATCCATATATTAATCCTGTAAAATTCAGCGCTGTTTTTAAACCTTTAGTTGCTAACTGCATTTTTTTCAGACTTGAAGTTGATTGTTTTGCTTGAGCATCTAAATTTTTCAAACCAGTTGCACTTTTCATAGAATCTACAGCTGTCTTTGTTTTATCTACATATCCAATTATATTTTCTAAACTTTTTATTGCTTCTCTTGCTTCTACAATTATTTTATTTTCTAATGTATCTACATTGTAGTTTGACATCTTAGCTCACCTTCTATCTTCTTTGGATGCAGTATATTTTTCCCTCTAGTTAAATTTTCTCTTATTAATTCCTCATTTTTTCTAATTTCTTCTTCCATTAGTTCTTTTTGTGTTTTTGGTTTTTGATTAAATTCATAAGGCTTTTCAGTATAATTTTGTGCAACTTGCCCTTCTTTTCTAAAAGAATTATGCATCACTATTGCAACAGCCTCATAAACATATAAACCTATTCTCCATGCTTGTTGATTGTCTAATTCATTTTTTATTTTTAATTTATCCATATAAACTTTTCGGTATGTCCAGAGCAAGTCTGGGTCTTCATGCCAAAATTCTTGCGTAGACATACCGAATGTTAATGCTAATGGTAAAAGATGTTTTCTAAAAAATTCTTTCAAAGTAAAAAATTTAACTTCTTCTTTGCCATCATCTATATTTTCTAAATTTCTATCGTCTCTGCTTTCTTCACTTTTTTCTTCCCATTTTGGAATTTGAAAAAACCCATATACTGTTCGATAAGGAATGAATTAATATCTCCTATATCTCCACCTTCTTCTTGGTATTTTTCCCTAATCTCTGTTGCCATTTCTGCAGTAATTCTTCCTTGTTTTGCTAATAATGCTGAATGGAACAATTTATCCATTTGAATTAATGGTTGTGTTTCCATCAAATTCAAGCAGAAACCTAATCTTTCTGCATTTTCTGCATCTTTTCTTGTAGGAAAAGCTAATATATATTCTTTTCCTTCTACTTCAATCTTTTTTGCTTTTGCCATAATTCAATTCCTCCATTAAATAATTTTAAATACTATTCTCCTGCTGTTGGTATTAGCGCAGATACTTCTGCTATTTTTTTGTCTTGTATATCTGTTGGTGTTATAACTAATGTCGCCTCTAATACAGAACCTTTAGAAACTTCATTTTTATATGTAACAGCTGAACCTTTTATATATGTTCCTGCTCCATCTCTAAATACAACTAAAAATTCATGTTCTTTACCATCACAAATTGCTTTAACTGCTTCAAATTTTTCCTCTGTTCTGTTGTATGTAAATGTTTGATTTGGACTATCTGTTCTGTCAGGAATATATTGATTTCTTTCACTTTTTAACTCTGTTGCATCTAAAGTTGCAGGTTCTCCACCACTTGCAGGCACAGATTTAATTCCTACTAACTCTTTGTACCCTCCTTCTCCATTTACATATAACATTGTTCCTATATCTGAATAAGCTAATGCTCCTTCCATAACCAATTACCTCCTATAAATTATTTTATTTTCATCTATTAATGCGCTATAACGCATATACAGCCTGTTTACATTCCTATCTGCATTTGGAGTAGGAATACAAGCCCTTCTAAGCATTCCATAGTGGTTATCAAAAACTTCATTAACAAGTTTTTTTAATTCCTGTATTATTATTTCTTTAGGAATATTTCCTTTGTCTATTGCATATATTTCAATTTCATACTCTAACCTGTATTGTGACTCACTTTTCTTTAATGTTTCATCTGCAAGAATATTGTTTGTTTCTGTAATTACTATTAAAGGAAATACTTTTGTTTCTTCTGGAGGAGTAACTAGAATTATCGGAGCATATTTTGAATTATCTTTTATATATTTTTCTGCATAGTCAAAGATTTCATCATATACTTCTGGCATTCCCATTACTTCTTCCTCCTATTCATTTCTTAATTTTCTCAATTCTTCTTTTGCTATCTCTGGAGCTTTTTCTCTTGCATTTTGTCCTGCCTTATAAAATTTTTTCTGAGCAACCTGTCCTTTAGTCCATGCAAAAGAACCATCTTTTTTAGGATATATCCAACCTTTTTCTCCATGTTTATTCACATCATATTTCCAACCAGACTTTGATAAAGCTTCATCTACATGGGGATTTTGACTTCCCACAATCCCTGTTCCAAATTCTGCATATACACAGCCTGAATCATTACTTCTTGCATAAGCAATTGCAGTTGTATCATCCATTTCAGCAGGAATAATTTCAACACTTTTATAAGTATCTTTCCCTGCTTCTTCTGCAATTCTTGTTGCTATGTTTTGAGTTGCTTTTAAAATTTGTTGTTTCTTCAATTTTAATTCTTTTATATACTCTTCCAAACTCGATAACGAAAGTCGAATTTCACTTTTGGTATTGATATTCATATCCATAATACCAACCTACTTTTCAGTTAATTTTTCAAAATATATTGCTATTACTTTATTCTGATTTAATACTGCATCCACCCTATAATTAGCCTTTTCGCCTATAACATTTTCTCCTTCAGGATTCGCCCCATCTAAATATGCTAAATCATCTGCTTCAAACATTCCAAAATATGTTTTATAGTCTACAATTGCTCTTTGCATTAACATTGTTTTTTGTCCATAATCCATAATTTCTGTTTTGCCATTTGTAGCATTAGCTGTTGCTCCCATTGGTTGAACATTAAATCGGTATTTTTCAGCTTTTTTATAACTAACTTTTCCATATTTATCTATAATGTCATTTCCTCTATCATCTTTTTGTTTTTTTGCAATATATATATCTTTTTTCCATTGATTTCTCATATCGGCGCACCTGCCTGAGGTGGTGGCAATTCATCTAATAATTTTGATGACAATCCTGTTTTTTCTTTGGTCCATGATAGACCATTTTCACTATATGAAGTAAATTCGCCATCTTCTTCTAAATGGTACAATTCTATTGCACATCTAGTCTGCCACCCTATGTATCTTTCTGGTATTTCTGTTTTTTCTCTGTCGAAAGGATAGACTTTATTTAGGAAAATAAGTTTCGCATCTTCTAACTTGTCACTAAATGCATCATCTAATGAAGCATTATTTTTATCTCCTAGTATTTCTCTTCTCATCCTTAATATTTGTGAATTTACTGCTTCTTGTTCTCCCATTTAAAGCCCTCCTTTCTATTTAGACTATTCTGTAGTAGTTCCACCTGTAGCTGTATTAACTACAACAACTTTTTTGCCTTGTGGTTTTGTAAATTCAGTTGAAAGTCCAGTTATTTTTCCATGTAGTAATTCATTTCCATAGTCCAAACCAATTTGTCCAAATATTTGATATTTTTCTCCTGCACCTGTTTTTGAAAGTGGTTCTAAGAAGAAATTTCCTTTGTTTGGAACTGGTTGTTCTATTGGTCTTATTGCATCAAAATTTAATAATAATGCTGTACCTGCAGGAACAAATTGTCCTTTTCCTATTCTTACAGTTCCTTGTGGTAAAACTAGTTCTTGTAATTGAATACCATTTACATTTCTTGAAGATGGAACTAATGTTAATCCGTTTTCAACTGCTGAACCATTTAATTGATTAATTTGAACATTGTTTAACCATAAAACTAAGTCTGTTATATCTCCATTATTTTCATCGATTTTTTGTAAAAGTTCATTTACAAGCCAAATATCTAATGCAGGTGTTCCTGATGCTTTAATTTCATTTGTTACAATAGCTTCTATAATTCCTCTTGTTTTGTTAACTGTTGAATCACTTGTTGCTTTATTGTGCTTACCTTGCATAAATGTTTTTTCTATGCTTCTTCCTATCTTAGCCATTTTGTTTCCAACTTGGAAATCTAATTCAGATTTTGGATTTGCTGTTTGCCCTGCTATATTAGCTCCTGACAATGTTCCCATGTTAGACATTTTTGCATAAGATACATAAACAGACTCTTGGAAAATTTGTGTTACATTTGTATTTTGACTTCTTGTAACTTTTGTTGCATCTGGCGCTGTTAAAGAAGCATTTTCAGATATGTTTGGTATATCTCCTTCCTCTGATGTATAGTCTTGTCCTAATACGAATTCTACTGAATTTGTATAAGCAGTTTTTCCTGCTATCATTGACAAGAATGGTGTTCTTGTATTTCCTTTGTTAAATAAAAATCCTGAATAGTTTGGTGTTGCAAAACTTGTTGCTACTGAATCTGCCATTTAAAATCACTCCTTTTTAATTTTTCTTATTTTTAAATTCTTCTTCCTGAATTAATCTTGTATAATAAGCCATGTTTGAAACATTATGCTCTTTACAAGCTTCTTCAAATTTTTGTTTATACAAATCTAAATTTGATGTTTTATTTTCTCCATCTCCACCCTCTGGAGGTTTTGGAGTACCATTAATGATGTCTTGCTTTAATTTGCTTTCCATCGCTTGTTTTTGTTTAAGCATTGTGTTGCATATTTTACTTGCAAACTCTTGTGTTTTTTCATAATCAGATTGAATAACACTTTCTAATAATTCAGAATATTCATCTTCTTTAAAACCTGCTTTTGCAAATGTATTTTCTGCAATCATTTTGCTTAACAATAAATTTGTTTTTTGATAACTTTCTTCTTTTACTCTTTCTTGTTCAGCCTTTTTCTCATCCTCTGTCATTTTGCTTTGCTTAAAGGTATTGAATTCATTTTCTTTTTCTTGAACTTTTCCCTTTAAAGTTTTAACTTCTTCTCTATGTATCTTTGCAGGTACATAGTTTGTGTTTAGAAATGCTTTTATAGCTTCTTGTTTTCCTGCATCATCTAGTTCAGCATTCCCCATAATTTTTGCTAATTCTTCTTCCATAAATCGCTCCTTTTAACACTCACAGTTTTAGCCGACTTGTTGGTCGTAGTTGTGTTTCTAGCTGTTGCCCTCGCTAGATGAGGTAATTTTATTTTTTTCTTGGTTTTGATTTTTGTTTGTTTTATTATTAAGTTTGTCATTAGCAATTTCGCTAACTTTTTTCCAAAAATCCTCACCTTGAAATTGTAAACTTTTAACATATACATCATGTGGGTCTCCAAATAATCCCACTACAGAAAATGCAACTTCTGGATGCACTCCTGCTTGCAATAAATTTAATAATGCCTGTGCTTTTACTAATAAATTGTCTGCTTTGTTTCTAGGTATCTTGATGTCTACATCTGAAATTTTCAGAATTTTTATTTTTTCTGATGTACTTCTGTTATCTGCCTTGCAAATACTTAAAACTAGCTTCAATAATCTTCTTTCAGATTTTGTAAAAGCCAAATCATCCTGTTTAGCCCTTTGATAAGATAGTTCCCAACCTTCTCCAAGACTTCTAGCTTGTCCTGTATCTCCTCCAGATGCTTTTTGACTATTCTTCGGCATTCCCAAAATAGTCAACATTTTTTCATATATGTCATCTGTTACAATTTTTGTTTCGCTATGTAACAATTGTTGAACTAAAAGTTTTACATCAGCAGGTTTATCTGGAGTTTGAGAATTTACTTCTACTGCTCCTAATTTGCTTAGTTGAACAAATTTATCTGGGTCTACTTCTTGATTTATAAAAACAATCAAACTTTGAACAAATTGGTCTATTGCATCTAAATCATCAGATTTAATCTTATTCAAAGCATTTAATTGTGTTATAACTAACTCTATATATCCTAACCTTGCTTGGTTTAATGGATATTCAATTATTCTTTGTCCTTTAATTAATAAAGGATATTTTTCATCTTCAATTACTTTTTCACCTAATGGAACTTCCTGATTTATAATCTCTACTCCTGATGTGATTCCATCTTTAAACTGAAACATATTGTCATCTGTATAAATTGTTATAATTCTGCTTTTGTTTAAATATGTTGCTCCATCTTCTGTAATTACATTGTCACTAAAATAACTGTAAAATCCTGAAAATAAAGGTTCTTTTTTAATTCCGTTTGAATAAACAACAAAAGTTCTTCTTGGGTCTGGAACTGAAATTTCAAAAGGCGCTTCATCTTCATCATCTTTTTTATCAATATCGCACCATCTATATGCTGTGCCACAAATATATTGCCATTCAGCAAGTTCATTGTCTAAACTAGATTTGTCTTCACTTTCCATGTATTTGTTCAACAATGAAATTTCTTTGCTTATTTCTTCAATGTTCTTTTCTCCTTTTTGCACATATTGAACAGGTTCTCCAAATTCGCTTGACTTTTTAAATTCGACTATTTCAAATGCATGGTTCTCTAAAACAATATTATTTATTTCTGGTCTGACTGATTTTGTTTTATATAAAATAGGTTGATGCCCTTTATAATACCTATACAAATAATCAATTTCTTGAGCATTTTTATCATGCTCTTTTAAAACCTGTGGCAATATTTTTAATATGTTTTTAGCTGTTAATTCTTTTTTTGTAAGAGATGAATAAATAATTGTTCTTCCAAACAATACTTTTTGCTCTCCCTCATAAGGAATAACAATTGAGCTTGCTTCAACAGGTCTTGTTGCTTCAGTTGTTTGAGTATTTTCTGTTGTTTCAACTTTATTTACTTCCTCTTCTAATAATTTTTCTGACATGTAATCTCCTCCATATAACGCAAAAAAATGAGCAATAAATATGGTTTCCCATAAATTTTGCTCATTTTTAAGCCATTTAATGGAGTTGAATTAGCAAGATACTGCAATCCCTCCACTACACAATATTTGTATCTTATTTTCCCCTTCGCTTAATAGCGAATACTCTCTCTTAATTTCACCGTAGCAGAAATCATTCAAGATG